TGGGTTGTATTCGGTGACGGGGTCAATGGGGCTATTCCACCTTCAGGTAATATTATATATGCTACCTTCTATGAATGCCAAGGCTTGGCTGGTAATGTAGCTGAGGACACCGTTACAGTTTGGGTTAGTGGTAAACCTACCGGAGGGGGAGCTGCAGACTTTTCTATCACTAATCCATATGCAGCTGCCGGTGGCCTTAATACAGAGGGTATAGAAGATATAAGGAAGCATGCCCCATTGAGTATTCGTACACTGGACAGAGCAGTCACCCTTCAGGATTATGAAGACATTGCCTTACTGGTTCCCGGAGTAGGCAAGGCCTCAGTAGGTTATAATGCTAACAAGAAAGCCATAGAAATATACATAGCCCCAGAAGGAGGCGGTACAGCTAGCAGCGCACTGTTAACAGATGTAGAAGATTTCTTTGAAAACAAGAAAATCATAACCACATCTGTTTCAGCTGCAGCCTGTGGAGAAACTCTTTTGAGGATGACCCTGACTGTTACCGCTAAATTCAGAAGGTCTGCTATTGATACCAGCAATGATGTATTAAATGCCTTGCTTACTTATTTCGGGTTTAACTATAGCGATGTCAATAAGCCAATTCGTAAATCTGACATCATAGCCGTAGTAGATAACCTGGACAAGGTAGATTATCTATCACTAGACATATTAACCACTAAACCATATGCTAGGATACTTACTGGTATACACGATATTAACCCTACCTGGTATGTAAACGTTACCAGTGCTTGTACTTCGAAAAGGAGATGGAAATTATATATAAGCAGTGCAAGCTCACGTACTGCCAGGCTATATAAAATAGATCCTACTACTGGGGTAGAAACATTTGACAGATCATGGACGTATCCTACTACTGACCCTGGTTCAGCTAATATTACTTCAGCCGATGGTAGTTTAACTCTGGCTATCTGGGGTTCATCATTCGCTCTGGGTGATTCATGGTTGTTCACTGCTTACCCATACAATGAGGATATAGAGCTTGACGATAATACCATACCGATAGCCAACGGTACCGGTCTTAGCATTACTGTTAACGAACAGATATTATGAGGACGCTAGCAAAAACAGCTTCTAGGCCTAATTACCTTTTCTCTCTATTACCACAATACTTTAAGGAGAATGATTCTTATAAGGATGGTAATAATGAGGGGCTATTAGAGAGGTATCTGGAAATCTTTTGTGCAGAAGTTGATTCACAAGTAGCCCCCTATATAGATAATGCCCACTATCTACTGGATGCCCAGAGCTTAGGGAGTTTACCGGGTAGTGATCAGGACAGGTTCTTAGACTACCTCTCTGGACTTTTTGGGAACCCACCTTATTTGGGTACAGATACCCAATACAAGGCCCTGATAAAACATATAGTTTGGATCCTTAAAACTAAAGGCACCTTTACTTCAGTGGAGTTATTCTTAAACCTATTGGGGTATACCATTAGTAGCTATACTGAGGAAACTTTTCCAGACATTATCTATGATGAAACCCCTACTCCTTTAAAGTATGATAACAGTATATCATATGATGACCTCTACAAGTTTTATTCTAACTGGGATTTAGTTATAACAGATATAGCTGGTACAGGTCCTAAGTCACCAACTTCTGAATGGTTGACTAAATTAAAACTGGCTATACAAAAATTCCTATGTCCCATTTTCGCTAATCTTAATTCTGTAACATACACAATTTAATTTTTTTGTTTTTATGGATACTGCTGAGAGGGAAGAAGTAAAAGACATAGTACATGAAGTAACTGTAGGACCATTATCCCGGATAGAGGCTTCTATTAATGTTATCGAGTTTAGGCTAACTTCTATGGATGACCATATGAAAATAGCCAACGGGAATACTGCGAAGAATGTTTTAAAGATTGCCCATGTAGAAAATAACCTTAATAGGCTTAAGCAAGAGATTAAAAGATATGAGATTAAATGTCCGCAATCAGATACTATAGATAGTCTTAAGGAAATAGTTGTGGCTCTTAATCTGGATAAGATTGGGCGTGATAAGCTTGATGCTTTAGTTGATAATACAGAGACTAGGGCTGCAAAAGCAAGGGCTGAAAAGAGAGCTAAGTTTTTAAAGATAATAGAAACCGCTGGGGTAATCATAGCGGCTTTAGCTTTGTTGGTTAATCTATATTTTTCTGCAAAACTACATCGAACTGAAGCCCAGAGTGCTATACCTAATACAGAAGTAAATACTACTTCTTAATATTATCTATCAAGGTATATTCAGGGGTTAGTTTGGTATAGATTCTAGCAACTAAGTAACTTGAAGTAAAGAAAACTATAATTAAGTTTATATAAAATACTAGACATATGGCACAGATGCAATTTACTAATTACCAGGATGATATTCTGAGCTTTGATTTGAGGCAGGCAATGCTAGGTATACTCAATCCAGGTAGATATTGTGGCTACGATACCATTTCACCTGTATCAGAAGGTGGGGGAGTAATCAGTATAACTATCAGGCATACAGCCACAGGTATAAGGAAAGCAAGTAAGGCTAACCCACCTGTATTAGGATTGCAACATGGGGTAGTAGTAACTCCTCAGGGGATGATTATCCATGATGACAATGCCGCTATCCCCATTACCATTGATGACGGTAGCGGTAATGGTGGTTTAACCAGGTACGATGTTATCTACATGAGCCATATATACCTTGATGGGGTACCAGGGGATAACCCTGCTACATATCATATCGTAAAAGGAACTCCTGGTTCTGGAACCCCAGCTGTACCATTCCCTGCTTATCAGGTACCATTAATCTTGGTAACAATTCCAGATGGGGTAACTACCTGGACTGGATTAACATTTACCCCTGTCCCATGCCCAGAGCTTGGTGACCTGGATATGAACAGTATCCTAAACACAGTAATAGGTAATAGACTCTATACCGAGGAGAACTATATATATGACGAACAGAGTATAACTGATTCATTGAATAACCTGGATATACAATTAAAGGACGAACACGATGCTATCTTAGAGGTAGCGGGTCGTGGTATAGACAGTCCTTTCTGGGGAGCATTATCAGATATAGTAAGTAATAACACTTCTACCTTGGCTCATGGGTTGATGCCTAAACTACCCGGAGCCCAAGCTAGTCAGCATTTCTTTAACTCGGCCGGTCAATGGGTCAACCCCGGTACAGATTGGATCTGGCTTAATGCTACTCAGGCTCAAGTGGATACTGGTCTTATAGGGGGACTTAGCTACAATGCTAATGGCTACCTTAACCTGGCTGCCATGCTTGGAGATACTGGAATAACTGAAGTATTGGTTACTATGTACTGGTACCGCAATGGTGGAACTCTGAGTTCAGCTTGGGGGTCGGCTACTCTGTCAGCAGATAGCAACATAAGAGATGCTCTATCATTACAGATGCTATGCCCGCCTGCAGCCCTGAACTTATCTGGTGGCTTTTATGTACAAAACATACAGGGTATAGTCAGGGTTATAAATAACCAGATATACTTAGCTTACCATAATATTTCTGGTACAGTTTCCCAATGGAATGCACCAGATCTATATAATACTTTTGGGATTAAGATTCTGGCTTATAAGAAATCGCCAGTGGTATTAGTTTGATACTGGGTGATTTTCAAAATAGGATTTAGCTTCAGCAACCCAATAGTCTACCTCACTACGTAGGTCATTAATAAATCTGATGGAATCTTTATTAGGTTCCAAATCAAGGTACTCGGCAATTAATTTGGCGGGTATCTTTGTTTTTGGGTTCTGCATCCTATCCATTATGAATGGAGGTGGGTTCAATTCTAATTCTAAAATCAACAAGGCATCATCACATAAATTCTTTTTAAGGAATCTTAATGCCATATCTAAGAATAATTGCCTGTGCGTAGGTTCTGAACTATCTGGTAGTATACCAGCTATATTGGGATCATAATCATCTAGGTGGATCATCTGAACTTCACTACCGTAGATATTGGTTTTAGCATATGGTCTACGTAACATCCTGAATTTGAAAGTGACTAATGAGTTAATCATTCTACCCTTCAATTGGGATTCAGTAATTTGACCAGCATATTTATTGAATACCCAAATGAATTTATCATCAAACCAGGAGTAGATGATATCAGAAGTTACCCCAAACCTGTGGGGATTAATCTGATAAACTAAAGTTTTGCGGAGTTGTTCTGTTTCTTTGTAGAGCTTGTTGAAAAGATCTTTGTCATACCCATCTTTCATGGGTTTTAATCGGTGGATTTCCATAGCTTCAGATTTATTATAGTTATTAAAAAATATATAAACTAGGAAATTAATATAAAAATTTTTAATGTATTTTTTATGAACACCTTAAGAGCTAGTTAACTGGGAAATACTATAATACTATATATGCATATATAATCTGGGTAATGGGAGATATCAAGTTTAAGTTTACTACTGAATTTCAATTCGAATTATTAAGGTATACAGCGTTAGATAAGAATGGGTACAAAGCATTAGAACTATACAATGATACTTATTTTACTCTTACAGAGCATGCTGTATTGGCTTTTGCTTTAAAACATTATTATAAGGTTAAAAAGAAGGTACCTAGTTATGTGGTATTCCAAGAAGAATTACTAAATGTATTTAATCGCAGGGAATTTGTTAATAATCTTACAGATGATGACCGTAAAGAAATCTTGGGGTTAGCCCGTAAGATGTATACAGGGGTAATACGAGATGGAGATGAAATCCTTATTAATGCTGAAAAGTTTGCCCAATTCGTAGACCTTAAAAATACGGTAGAGGATGTAGACTTATTGGATTATGAACAATACGAATCTTTTTCTAGGAAGGTACAAAAAGCTATATCACCTAAGCTTAAGAAGATGGACGAGAAGGGAAACTTTCTCGTCGCTGATTTGAAATACCGTCAGTTTAAGAGACAAGATCATAGCCCAATAGTTCCTACACCATTCAAACAACTTAACCGGTTAACCAATGCCGGTGGTTATACTAAGGGTAGTATATTAGTCATCTTGGATAAGGCTAAGCATTTTAAAACTGGTATGCTTATAAATTTAGCTAGGCTATACCTAAGTAAGGGAAAGAAAAATGTTCTAGTAGTGGATTTGGATAATGGTGAGGATGAATGGATGCAGAGATTGGAACAATCTATTTCTCGTAAAACAAAAAGACAAATATTATCAGGAGACTTCGATGAAGCTATTCAAAAATCCCTGCGTAGGAATGTTAAAAGGTTTAAGGCTGAACTAGTTATTAAACGTATGCCTGCTCTGGTTACTACTGCTAACGATATAGACTCATATATTCAGTACCTTTACACTGAGTTTGGTTTAAGGATAGATATACTCATTATAGATTATATCAGTAAGATGGGTTGTATATCTGGTAAAGATTCTCTTCATGAAAGGATTGGAGAAGCTTTTATAGATATAGGAAACTTAGGTATGAAGCATGGCATAGAACACATCTGGACTGCTAACCATGTTAAATCAGAGCCTGCTAGGATGAGGTTTAAAACTAGGTATGATGGTACAGATGTGGCTGGAGCTTTAGATATAACCAGGCATGTTCAAGCTATCTTTGGGTTAAACAGAACGGATGAGGAGAATGAGACTGGGCTAATGAGGATGGAGATTGTGGACCAGAGAGATGGAGTACCAAGTGGTAGAGCAGTATTTAAAGTAGATATAGAAAGGCAATACCTAAGCGAATTAAATTCTACGGAATTGGATAAATATTATCAGCAGTATAAAGGGGTATTGGAAAATATGGAAAAGGCAGAACCAGTAGCTCCTAAAAAATTAAGGAGAAAGAATTCGGATATAGGAGATGATCAATAAGGGTTTAAAAGATAAGCTATATGAATATGCCCTTAATAATCTGGGCATGAAACCTTATGTTCGTGGTTGGTTGAAAGGTGATTGTCCTAGTTGTGGTAGGAAAGATAAGTTTGGGATTAATCTGGGTATGAATAGGACAAATTGCTTTGTTTGTGGGTACCACCCCACTCCTTTAGCTTTAGTAACTGATACAGAGGGGTTTTCATCCTTCAATGAGACTTTACTATTTTTTAAAACCTTCGAAGGTATTAGGTATATAGAACCTAAAATAGAAAGAATAGAAAAAAAGCAGGTTGAACTACCAGAAGGGTATACCAGTATAATTCTAGGTCATAGTAGGTTAGCGAAAATAGCTAGAGCTTATGTTAAAAGGAGGGGGTTTGATATACACGAAGCTGCCCTCAAGGGTTGGGGGTATTGCAGTACTGGAGAGTATGCTGGGTATTTGATATTACCATTTTATACTGCGGGGGAGTTAACTTATTTCAATGGCCGGTTATTAATGGGTATAGGGCCTAAATACCAGAACCCTAGAATAGAAGATTTTGGTACAGGAAAGTCATTAATATTATATAATGCTGATGCCCTTTTCATGTATGAGGAAATATATTTATTAGAGGGGGTATTTAATGCTGAGACATTAGGGGTTAATGGTATTGCTACAGGGGGTAAGAATATATCTGATTACCAGATATCATTGATTAACAAGTCCCCTGTCAAGCGGGTTATTATTGTATTAGACCCAGATGCTATTAAGAATGCAATCAGAATAGGACTTCAAATGGCTTTTTATAAAGATGTTAAGATAGTTACATGGGAAGGAGAACAGGATGTAAATGATATAGGTAAGGCAGAGGCTATTAAGAGAATAAATAAATCTCCCTGGTTAAGTTACCGCGATATATTGAAATTGAAAAATGAAACGGGATCCTAGTATACATATATCTAAGTCTAAACTCTTAGCGATAGTGACTGAACTACAAGGTTCACAGAAGCATGGTGTAGTCTATTCAAGCGAGGCTTTAGTTGATAGGATATTTGCTATGGCTAAACCTTATTCAATAATATCCAGGCAAGTAAATGTTACTAGTGATAGGGTTGAAAAGAAAGCTAATAGGTTATTAAAAAGTTCAAGGTTAGATGCTGATCTTTTTGCTAGGCTAATCTATGCAGTTCGTAAGCAACGCAAACACCGAGGAATCTCCCAGATTAAGCCCGGAGGTAAGGATTGGGATTTAGTAAAAGAGGTAACAGCTTCTGCCTTGAACTTTTGTGAAGAATTTTCTCTTAAGAAAAGAGAAGGGTTTATTAAATTTATAGAAGTTGGATTGACTAAGATGGCTAAATTTAACCTGGCTAGGTTTGTTAATTTATATGAGCCTATCTGTGAAACATATGAGGCTATAGTTGAAATAGATAATGATGATAATCCAGTTGGTACTGATGAATTGTATGGTTATTATATAGGGCATATTGCAGAATGCACTGGTATATATGAAGATTTAAAGGTATTACCAGAAAAGTATGTTTGGTTTGTTAGAGCGAGAAAGGAAGCTGATAGGTTGAAGGTCCCCTATGCAGTCTATATCAAAGCCCAATTTTCTGGTCTAGATTTTGCTAAGGGTATCCCTCACCCTGTACAGTTAGTGGGGCCTAAAGCTATTCTTAGAGTCAATAGATACTCTTATAAGAAAAATTTCAAAAGTGAATACGATGAGTTGGGAATAAAACGAGTTAGTTTGAAAGGGATATTTGATGATAGCGATTGAGCTTACTAATAACAAAGTCCAATTAAAGGGTGACCTCAAGATACTTAATAAAGTATATGAGGCTATGGCTATAAGACACCCAAATGCCTTCTTCTTAAGACCTCATATGCCTAGAGGTTGGGATGGTAAGATCCACTATTTAACTGATAAGGGTAGTTCAAGGACTGGTTTATTACCCATGATAATCAGATATATAGAGGAATTTGGGGGTAGTTATATCATAAAGGATTTTAGAACCTCATTAGAATATGAGGATGTTCCAACTAGGGTTGGTAAATTTAAAGCTAGAGATTATCAAATAGAAGCTGCTGAAAGTATAGTTTATAATGAGATACTAGGCATACCTTTTCAACGGGGTATAGTTGGAGCTGCTACTAATGCGGGTAAAACTTTAATAGCTGCTCTGATATATAAATCGTTTCCTAAATCTAAATGCCTTATATTGGTAAATAATACAGATCTGTATAAGCAGTTCTTAGATGATATGCCAGAAATGTTCGGAAGTGATTGGGGTTATATGCAGGGTAAAACTGTTAAGTGGGCTGATATAATGGTATGTATGACCCCTACTTTACGGAATAACTTAGATACCTATGCCAGAAAACTGGCAGCTTATAATATGGTTATCTTCGATGAGTGTCATTTAATGACTAGCAAAACCAATAAGAAGGTAGTTACTGCTCTGTATAATACCGTTGTAAGGGTGGGTTTATCGGGGACTCCCTTTGACCATAAAGATAAGACTAAGAATATGGATATCAGGTCTTTCTTTGGTGATGAGGTATATAAGATAAAGAATCTAGAATTAATGGAGATGGGTTACTCAACTCCCATAGTTATCAAGATAGTTTCAGGTAATACTAAGATAAAAATAAAAGGGGATTATGACGAAGAGTATAGACAAGGGATCACCCTCAGTAGAGAACGAGAAAATAAACTTCTCAGTAGACTTGAACTCTACCTTTCTAAAGGAAGGTATCCAATTCTCATTGTCGGCAGATATCACGAACATGTTGAAAGGTTATATGACATCATCTCTGACAAATTCGGGGGAAAGTACCGTATTAATTACATACACCATAAGATCAAGGAACGTAAGGAGATATTAGACCTGTTCAAAGCCGGTAAGGTGGATATATTGGTGGCTAGTTTAATCATTAAACTTGGCCAAAACATGCCCATGATTAAGTGTATGATTAATGCAGCTTCTGGTGATTCTGCCATCAATGCCCTTCAGCTAATAGGTAGAGCCATTAGGATACATAAAACTAAGAAGAAGGTATACTTCGAAGATTTCTATGATCAGGGGGCCTATCTGCTTAGGCACAGCAAGCATAGACTGTCCTATTATAAGAGAGAGGGGTTTAAGGTGATAGAACTATACAAAGAAACTAGAAAATCCTAAAGTACTATTATATATAAATATAATATACCCCAGTATGACAGGCCGTAAATCAACACAGGATAGGAGAGATAGGAACTACAATAGTTTCCATGATGACTGGAATGAGTTGGGAGCACCGACGGTTAGGGAGATGGCTGGTTGTTTAAAACAATTTGTTACCATAATTAAGTGGTTATTGTTAGCTGGTTTAGTTATAGGACTTTGTAATGCCATATTTGGTTGGCCAAAATTTTAAATGTATGCCTAGAAAAGGAAGAAAACCAAGATCGAAAATTGATAAGGAAGAATATGATTTGATAAAGCCCATAGATATCTTTTCTTTGGGTACAGATGGTGATCCTTGCTTTGGAAAGTACCATGATTTAAAGGCAGCTGAATGCCGTGAGTGTGGCGATTCTGAATTCTGTGCAATAGTAATGGCTCAGAACTTACATAAGGAAAGGTTAAAGCTTGAGACTACTCAGAGGTTTAAGGACCTTGAGGATGCTGAATTCGACAAGGATAATCAGCGAAGACTAATTAAAAACCTTGTATCTAAGTACCAATCAGAGGGGTACCCAAGATTGAAAATTATATTACTCATCTCTAAGAAACTCAAGGTTTCTAAAGATGTGGTAAAGGAAATCTATGATAAATTAAACAATTAATAGAAATGGATATCAGAGATATTAAAGATGAAGTAATCTACCCTGGTAATGATGCCTTCAATGAACTGTTCGTTTTGCAGAAAGTTTTGATAGACTATTACGTGGGTATAGAGGGCTTACCGCCGTACCCCCTAGAAATCAATGCCAAGAAAAGTCAGGACATAATCAAGGACTTTTGTGGTAGGATAATCGAAGAGCTTGGTGAAGGTTTTGAATCATATTTGACCATGATGGATATGTTCCACAGTGGTCATGATGAAATCGAGATGGTCCCACATCTTCAGAATTTTAATGAGGAAGTAGCTGATGCCATACATTTCTGGTTGGAGCTAATGATCTTTTCTGGATTCGAGGTGGCCCACTTAAGAAAATGGATTGAGGAAGACTGGGAGATATCTTTCAGGAACCCAGACCTTTTGGCTGAGTATCTTAAGCTTGGTGGGTATTTCGTAGAGAAAACTTTACCTCTACACAGGATACCTAAGCGTATGGTAATACGCGATGCGGATCTTAATGATGATTTCCTCAGGGGTGGTCGGGCATTAAGTAGTGTTCTTTGCAAACAGATGAAGGTGTTCTTATGGGACGTAACATACCATTTACAGATAGCCAGGAATACGCTTAAGAATAAGCCCTGGAAGCAAAGTCAAATGATAACAGACCGAGACCAGTACGAAAAGTCTATGAAGAAAGCTACCTATGCCTTGTTCACATTTTTCTATTTTGCTGGGTTCGATAAGCAATCATTGTTCCATATCTATTTCAAGAAAAACAAGGTAAACCAGTTTCGTATAAAATCCAAATATTAATGGTAATAAGTAACCACATATCCAGCCAGGAAGCCTGGGAATGGATTAACGAATACCTGGCTGCAGAGGAAGAACAAGTGGTAGCTAACGGAGGGGTTAGGAATGGCCCACAGATGATTTCTTATGATCACTTCATGGAGATCAATAAAGCCTGGGTTGACCCTAACTTCGATTTCGGTAAGATGTTTGGTTATAAGGTACAGAAGTGGTCTAAGCTGATATCGAATTACATAGATTTCGATTTCCTGGACTTAGCTAAGAGTCAAGTAGTGGAAAGGGAAACTAAGAAGGCTTCATCATATACTGTGGTATTCAAGTTTTCTAACAAACAAACCTCTGGTCATGCCTGCTTAATATCTCTGGTATTTCAACGCAGGTTAACTCAGGATAATCCCATAGTAATCCTTAACATTAGGTCATCTGAGGTAACCAAAAGGTTGCTCATGGATTTTCTCTTGGTTCAAAGGATAATAGAATACGTCTATGGCCATAAGCATGGGGCCAGCTTAAAAGTATTCTGTGGGAATATGTATTTGTCCGGTGAAGCCTTTACCATGTACCACAACTACAAAAACCTACGGGACTTATTAAAGGGCAATCCCACAGCAATGGCTGGCAGAGTATTAGCCATTCTGGATAAGTTTGAAAAGCCAGAGGCTATGGATATTAAATACAAGGTCCACTTAAGAGCAGTTAAAAGGTTACATAACCTTGATATTAAACCCCTACTGGCCAAGGATTTAAGACTATTCAAGGATGAACAGAAACCTAAGAAACTATTAAAAAAGAATACTATTAATAAATAAAAACATGAAGAGATACGATTTTGAACCCGCAGAACAACGGGTAATGGTTCTTCCGGAAGAACCCGAAGACAGGGTAGGTTTAATTTATGTCCCATCTACTGTTCAAAAAGATGCTCCGAGGTTGGGCAGAGTAGTAGCAGTGGGTTCGGGTTGTAAAGACAACCCCATGAAATACCATACTGGTCAGTTAGTTATGTTCAGCCAGTACGCTGGTTCTGAAATGGAACTGGACCGGGGGGACGGAAAGAAAACATATTCTGTAATGAACCAGATGGATATCTGGGGAGTATTAACACCAATACCTGATGAAGCATGAGAGTATATGCTAATTGCTATGAGCTAATGTCTGAGATTTTCCGGGAGGTCTGGGAAATGGGACAGATATGCCACCCATATTCAATGCAGAATATAGTGGTAAAAAATAATCCTGATTTCGATACTAAGGAGATTACTAATTACAGTTATTGTCTTCTCAATATGTTTAAGGCTGAATACCTTTTCTGGGCAGAGCCTGAAGCATTACTCTGGGCAGATGAAGAGTTCAAGGAAAGGGTAAGTCCTATTAAACTTAATCCGGGTAATGCCTGGAAATTACGTAGGCATATATGGGAACCATTTCTTAACGAAGAGGGAGAATTTGATTATACTTATAATGATCGTATAAGAAAACAACTCAGATATGTTATTCAGGAGCTTAAGGACCACCCAGATACACGTCAGGCTGTTATTAGTATATGGGATCCATCCATAGATGTTCGTAATCTTGGGGGTAAAAGAAGGGTACCTTGTTCTATTACGTATAAGTTTTATTATCGGAAGGGCAGATTGGATATAGTTTACGATCAGAGATCGGCGGATGTCGTAGTCCATTTTGGTAATGATGTTTACCTGGCTTGGAAAATGATGGAGTATGTTGCTGATCGTTTGGGTTATAAGAAAGGTTACTTATACCATAATATAGGTTCACTCCACGCTTATCGTAAGGATTGGGATAAACTTAAGCAGTGTATAGAAGACATCAAGATTAAATAATATGCCAGTTATCGGATCACATAGATATCACATAGTTCAAAGCATGAATGAGGTCTTACAGTTAATTAAGTACTGTAAGCAGACAGGATATTGTTCATCGGACTTTGAAACTAATGGAGCCAATGCTATGTATCCGGGTTCTTATCCTACTATACTCGGGGTATCATTCCAACCAGGTAGTGCTTGGATTATACCCCTGGGTCACAAAGAAAGCATCTTCAAAGGGAACTACAAACGTATCCTAGCTTTATTCGGAAGAGAGGTAATTTCCAATCCAGATATAGTAAAGATAGGCCAAAACGTTAAGTTCGAAATGAACTGGTGGCGAAAGTATGGGGTAACTATGCGAGGAAGATTATTCGATACTATGTTAGCCAAGTATGTTCTTGATGAAGAACGCCCCCATGACCTGAAAAGTTTGATTGACCGGTTTATCCCTGAATTTTCGGGGTACGATCTTCCGGGACAACCGGGTGAGAAAGCTACAGTAGAACAGTTGATAAACTTCTGGTCCAATGTACCCTTGGATAAATTGGCCCCCTATTGTGCGCTAGACTCCGACCTTACTTTCAGGTTATGGGTTTTCTTTGAAACACGTTTGATGGAAAATGGGTTCATGCCCCTGTTTAGGAATATGCTTATGATGGCTACTCGGGTATTATCTGAATCCGAGTATCATGGTATGTATATTGATATGCCATACCTTGAGGACCTAGTAAAAACCTATCGTATAAAAATTGATGAATGTGAAAAAGAATTAAGGTCTAATCCAGTTTTGATGCGTTATGAACAAGCTAGGATAAAAGAAGTTCGTAGGGGATTATTAGCCGGTTATCCAGACGATGCCCGAGGCCGAGCTAAGGCCTCTAACCTTTTAGCAGGGGGCTATAATACTAAAAAAGAAATGGAGCTATTGGCTCCATTTAATTTTGGTAGTATTAAACAAATGGTAGATCTTCTGTATACCCATGAGGAGGGGTTTAAATTTGATATAGTTAAGTATACCGTAGATAAAAAATCCAAGAAGGAAACAGATAACCCCTCTACAGATGAGGATTCATTGAAGCAATTACTATTAGAGGATGACTCTGGGTTTATTAAAACACTATTAAGGTTAAGGGAATTGAGTAAGATGTATTCTACCTATGTAATGGGTCTATGGAATAGGACTAATTCATTAGGTAAAGTACATGGGTCATTCCTATTACATGGCACAGTGACCGGTAGGTTGTCATCTAGAAACCCCAACCTTCAAAATATACCCCGAGATACTACCTCAAGCGATATAAAGAAAATGTTTATCGCTCCACCAGGTAAACTCATATTACAACTTGACTATTCTCAGGCTGAGTTAAGGGTATTAGCTGCCTCTGCTAAGGAAACCACTATGATAGAATGGTTCAGGACTGGTAAGGATGTACACACAGCATCAGCTGCTCTCAAGTGGGGATTAGAATATGATTATGTTTTAAATATACTTAGCGATGAGAATCACCCTGAGTATAAAGTATGGAAAGCCAGGAGAAAGCAGGCTAAGACTATCAACTTCGGTATAGTATATGGGCAGACTGCTAGGAAATTAGCCGAAAGCTTATCACAGGAAGGGGAAAAGGTATCAGTTGATGATGCCCAAGAATTTCTAGATGATTTCAATGAACAGTTCCCACGTATACAAAAGTTTATAGATCGGCAAAAGAAATTTGCTTCTGAAAATGGGTATGTCTATAACCTATTTGGGAGAAAGCGTAGATTACCAAACGTTGATTCAGACAACTGGGGTAAGAAATCAGAGGCTGAACGTCAATCTGTTAATGCTCCAATCCAAGGAGCTGCTTCTGACTTTGCTTTATTTTCCTCTATATTAATATGGGAACATATTAAAAGGGGAGAGATACCACAGGGGTTAATACAGGTGGGAACAGTACATGACTCTTTGATATTCTACATAGACCCAGAGGTAGTACATGAAGTAGTACCTAAGCTTTATGAAATATGTAGAAACCCAGAAACAAAAACCTGGTTTAATTTCGAAATCAAAGAGATTGAAATGAAAGTGGATTTTGAAGTTGGTAGTAATTGGGGGGAACTACATAAGTATGATGAGACAGTGGATTATACTGCTCTGGTATCCTGATATACTATTATAAATAAAAGAAATGCTTAAAAGAAAAAAGATACCTGACTATGCTGCTTCATCTAAATTGATGAATATCCTTGTTACGTATGGTGATGAGAAGTTCTCATTTAATTTATATGAAGAACTAGTCATTGATGAGGATAAAATAAATTCAGAAGCTCAATCACAGCCTTCTTCATATGCCTTTTTGAATATGCTTTACAAGAAACTTTTCAGGTTACACAAGCAATCTGAATATAAACTAGAGAAGAAGTATAAGAAGTTATTCCTTAGATACAAAAAGGATAAAGACCCCTTGTCTGGGAAATCCATGGCTAATGATATGGTAGAAGCTATGGTAGTAGTTAACCCAGAATATCAGGAAATATTAGCTGAACATTTAGAATTAGAAGGTCAGCTTATGGCCATAGAAGTATGTGTAAAGGGATTTGAACAAAGAGTAAATTTAATACAAACACTTAGTGCTAACATTAGAAAGGGATAAAAGTTATGGCAAAAAAAGATTTGAGAGCCCGCCTAAAAAAGAGGCGTGAAGAATTAAAATCCAGAAGTCAATCTGGTAACTTAGTTTTCATCAAGGCAGATACTACTCTCAGGGTTAGGATACTTCCTGCTGGAGAAGATGAAGAATTTATAAAGGAAGTAACCCAGTTCTACCTTGGTGGGGATATTAAGGGGGTGATATCTCCAGTATCCATTGATGAACCCTGTGCTATAATGGAGGCTTACGAGGAATTAAAAAATTCTGAAGATGAAGAGGATAAGTCTCTGGCTAAGAAATTTGCTCCTCGTCAAAGATATCTGGCTTTCTGCCTTCTTTACAAGGATGAGAAGGGTAAGCAGATAGATGAGGAAAAGGGTCCCAAGTTTGTTATACTTACTTCTGGTATGTACCAGGATATCATAGACCTTTACCTTGATGAAGATGACTGGGGAGATATGACTGACCCAGGTAAGCAGGGGTATGACCTTAAGCTATCTCGTATTGGTTCAGGTAAAACAGATACAGAGTATTCAGTTACCCCGTGTCCCAAAAGTGCTCTACCTAAAGGGGTAAAATTCCAGTATGATATTGACAAGGAATTCAGGGCAATCATACCTACTTACGAGGCTACTAAAGAAATAGCTGCTAAGTTCCTCAATTTACCCGCAGAGGATGATGATGACGAAGATTCTCCCAAGAAGCCAAAGAAAACGGGGTCAAAGAAAATTATTAAAAAGAAAAGGGATCTATAGTAATGGCTAAGAAGAGAGTTATCAAGAAAGCTGGTAATGTCCTCACTGAGTCTGAGATATTTAAAAAATATCAGGGTAGTGGTTTGGCCAGTAAGGTAACTGTAATACCAGAAGATTCCTTGTGGATACCTTCAAGACATATATACCTAAACTATACCCTGGGTGGGGGTATTCCTTACGGTAAGATATGCGAGATATTTGGCGGGGAGTCTTCGGGTAAATCCTTAGTAGCTATGGATTTTGCATACTGTACCCAGTATCTAGGAGGTATGGTTTTATGGAATGATGCAGAACAAAGCTTCGATCCTAAGTGGGCGGTTCAAAATGGCTTAGATTTATCTAAGATTGTTTTGTATCCAGAAACCTCAATAGAACGTATCTCGGATTGGGCTGCTGACCTTTCAGTTACTTACCGGTCAAAACTTAATGAGAATCAACCTATCCTATTGGTTACTGATTCCATTGCCGCTCTTGATTGCGAAGACAATATCAATGCAGTTCAATCAGATGCTAAAGCTGAGATGGGTAACCGAGCTAAGGCTATATATAAATACCTAAGGATTCGTAACCAGCTCTTTTCAGAATTGGGTATAACCTTGATATTTGTAAACCAATTAAGGAAAAAAGTAGGGGCAACTATTTTTGAAGACCCCGATACTACTCCTGGCGGGGATGCTATGAAATTCTTTGCATCTCAAAGGATGGCATTTTTCCAATTGAAGAGGATAACAGAAGGAGCTAAGGATAATAAGATATGGCTAGGTAATGAGGTATCTGTTCGAATGAAAAAGAATAAGGTAGCTCCACCTAGACCTTCCTTTATCACTGAGATCTTTTTTAATGCGGAATATAATAAGGTTGGTTTTAATAAGTATTCCAATTTAGTACCCTTATTCCTTAATACAAAGGTTATACAGGTTATTAAGGGTAAGCGGGGTTACTGGTTTAATGGGGAAAAGATTGCCGATGGTAAGGATAGCTTAACTGAGGTATTAAAAATCAATAATGAGTTAAGAAAGAAACTCATTAAGGAATCTGGGGTTAATACCCTTACCAAGACTGAGAAGAAGATAGATAAGTTAGTCAGTGCAGGTATCAATAGGTATCCAGTAAGGATTCAGAAAGTAGCTAAGCAAGAGGAATTCGATGATGAATAAAACTTTGATTATATTGGACGGTAATCATTTAGCTCATCGAGCTTACCATAAATTCCCTAACCTAAAGACTTTTGATGGGGTTAATACTTCTGTGGTCTATGGGATTCCTTACATCATCGAAAGTTTGATCAGAAAATTTGTTCCCGATAAAGCCATGATTGCCCTTGATGGTGGTAGGAGCTCCTTTAGAAAGGGGCTCTTGCCATCTTATAAGGAAAGGGAACAAAGACTTGGTTTTGATAAGGAAGACTTTTATCGTCAGAGAGATGATGCTGTTAGGTTTTTATTGGCTTTAGGTTTAGACATAATACATAAAAGGGGATACGAAGCCGATGACCTTATTGCTATGGTGGCTTTACGTTACTATAGGAAAGGCTGGAACGTTATTATTATATCTGGTGATAAGGACTTTAACCAACTCATAGGAGAACATGATTCAGGTGGGACTATTTCCGTGTTTAATACTGGTAAAGGTATACTTATAGAATTATCTAATGCCATAGAAGTTCTGGGTTACCATCCTAATCAGTGCGTAGATTACCTTTCTTTAATAGGGGATCACTCTGATAATATACCTGGGTACCCAGGTATAGGAGAAATTAGGGGGGTCAAATTTATGAAACAGTTCGGTAGTATACGTAAGTACCTAAAGCTCAACCAACAGTTTGGTAAAATGGATAACCAAAAGCTAAAAGAAGTATGGCAATTCAATACGAAATTAATAGACCTTAAATATTTTTATCGGAAATTTTTAATAAAGGAAAAGATACCTTACCAACACGGGTTATTCAATGAAGAGCTATTAAGTAATCTTTGTCATGAATTTGAAATGAATTCATTTTTAAAACCACAATTTATAAACACCTATAAGAAGCTTTATGGAAAGAGCAGATAGAATATTCATTACAGGTACCAGTGGGGTAGGTAAAACTACTTTAGCTAAGTTTATATCTGAACGTTTTGGTTTACCTTATATATCCACCTCAGCTAGTACACTCTGGCCAAAGTATGGATTTTCCAGTCATGCAGATGCCCTTAAGAAATGTATGGCTAACCCAGAGATAGGATTCCTTTATCAGAGGGATATCTTATTTAATAGGGTTGACAGGTTGGTTAATGAAAAGGAATTTGTTACAGATCGTGGGCCAATAGATAACCTGGCGTATTTCTTATTGCAACAGGCTTATCATAGCGATGAAAATAATTTAACCTTTATTAATGTCTGTAAACAATTACATAGGTTAGCTGATAAGACTATTTTCCTTACTCTGCCTGATACTACGGAAGGTTATTCTATAGAGAATAACTCTAAACGTATAACCAGCATGGTTTACCAGAAAATGGTGGATAACACTATGCAAATGGTAATAGATGAGTATTTCAATGGGTATAATATTCTTTATATAAAGGTATGGGATATGGAATACCGTAAGAAAATTACCGAGGATTTTATTAAGGGTATACTCTGATGATGAATTTAACTATCAAACCCGTAGACTTACCCGATGGTAAATATGATGCTACCTGGTCAGGCCATAAGTTGGAAATTCAGGCTGAAGGTAAGGTAGTTAAAACAGAGACTACTATAGGCATCAAGAGTATTAATGTAAGGATTAAAATAAAAGTTACGGGTGGTTTGGTTGAGAAAATACAAGATGAAACAACATAAAAGGTTACTAGCTATAGCCAGTTCAGATTGGCATCTTTATGATTGGCCTCAACATAATGAGGGTGGTAGAAGATTAGATGTGGCTTATAAGTTCCTGACTCATATCGCTAATGAAGCCAGTCGCAAATCAGTTCCCATTCTATTCCCAGGTGACCTATACCATACTCCTAAGGCTATAGACACTGTAGCCTATCAATACTATAACAAGGTTTTCAGAACACTTAGTGGTATGGATAATGTCCATATCTATGGTATAAGTGGTAACCACGATCAGGTAGAAAAGAATACCTTGGATCATACCAGTGCTTCGCTATTTCTGGGAGCTTGTGAAGCATTTCCCAAATTGTTTACTTCAGTGGAATATAAAGGCAGGGTAATCAATGGTAAACTTAACGTCATAGGTATACCTTATATGTTCCACAATATTGGGTTCGATAAATTGGTAGAAAGAAGTAGAAGGTATATTCGTAGTGGAATACCCAACATACTCCTGGTTCATACGGATCTGTGGGGAGCTAAAGACCCAAGTGGGTATGAGGTAAGCAATGTGGAGAATGTACCCCGTAATCTAGGCAAGTT